CGGCGGTTGTGTCGTCAGCTCCTGACGAATATCAGCAACAACATCTCTACGAGTGTTGCAGCTGCGACGTCAGGCCCGGCATCTGAACTGATCGATAGTCAGGTAGCTCCCACCTAAGTCGCGAGACCGTGGTTTGTCCGCCATGCGGGCACTTATAACTCTTATGGAGTTCATCATGCGCGTTAAGCGTTGGGATGAGACCTTGTCATCAGACAGTTCTAATCTGATTCTCTCTGCTCTGTCAGACCGCCATCTTCAAGAAATTGACGATGGCCGCATCAAGTCCGACCTATCGAAGCTCCTTGCGGAACAAGATTGGAAGGGCTTATGTACCTATGAACTAACCCTTAAAACGGATGTTCGGAGTTATTCAAACGCAAGACAGATCTTAGCATTTTTCCAAAAACGCTCTGACCTGTCCTTCGCGGATGTTGACCCGAAAGCCGTTGCTTGGGATACGTTCATAGAGGCCGAAAACCTTTGTCTCGAGACGAATCGTCTCTTCAAATCCTACTCGTCTGGCCGTTTTTGTTTCGGTCGACGTGTTGAGCCCGTGCTTTACGTGGCTCAGCAGAAAATCAGTAGGATTCTCGGAGATGTTCCCCGTCTAGATGAACTAAAGATTCGGTTCGGTCCGGGCGCTACGACGCAAGTCAAGAAGAGAGATGCATCGCCTCGGCGTAAGCTGAGTCAGATGTTCTGCTGTAGCGAAGACTCTAGGGCGGCTTTGCAACCTGTCCTGGAAGAAATCCCTCTCTGGTCCCAACTCGTTGGGTCCCCAGAAGGGACGATCCCTGTGAGAATTGATAACTCTCGCGTGGACTTCGTCCGGAAGACTGCAAAGACAGACCGAACTATCGCTGTTGAGCCATCCCTGACGGGAATGGTCCAACTTGGGATAGGCGATTTCATCGCCGGTCGTCTTCGCAAAGAAGGTTTGGATCTCAAGCATGATCAGGCCAAAAACAAAAGGCTTGCTCGTCTCGGGTCCATTACGGGCGCTTTAGCAACGCTCGACCTCAGTAGTGCCTCTGACACCGTTTCATCCGGCCTTGTTGAGTCGCTCCTACCATTTGAATGGTGGGACTTTCTCCGCAAGTTCCGGTGCTCGGTCGTGAAAACTCCTTTCGGC